AAAGAGTTTGCCAGCATGATGTACTCTCCCGCCCGGGTGCCGGAGGGGGAGAGCCTGTTCAAGATCTATCCGGATCTGAAGAAATACAAGATCTTCACAAAGTCTGCCGGCCCAGGCCTTGATAATGACAAGGTCATGATGTGGATCCTGTGTATGTACGACAAAAATACCCCGTATCGTGCCAAATACCGGGATGTTCTAAGACGTAAGGCGGAAATAGCCCATGATGTTGGTTTTGAAACACTCCCATCCGGGATTTTTGAGGATCCTGTGGAAGATTTCATGAGGGGGAATAATAAGATTGTTAACGAGAAAGGGTTGGAGTTTGTCCGAATGCACCGGTCGTTTAAGTATTCCTATATGGTTGCAATAGAGAACTCTTACTATAATATGCTCCTGGAAGTAATGAACGGCAATACCAAAAGGATTACCGATCTACGTGGAGTACAAGAGGAGTTAGAGGAAACAATGTTACAGCTATTAAACGATGACGACAATCCATACATGAGGGATGCCCTCCTTCGTTATATGGAGGAAGAACGGCTGATGCTCCGGCCGGAGGATATTGCACGAAAGAAAGCAAGCGGTGAAGACCCTGTCCCTGATAAAAAAATACTCTGATCAGGTTTCAATAAAGATCCTTGCCGGCTATCAGGAAGCAGACAAGTATCTTTGGGTGAATACTGATGACCGAGATCTGATACCAATCCGGATCACTCTCCCGGAGCCACCTGAATACCACCTGATAGATGGTTTCGGGCTGCCGGCAGAGGAACAGATGTGGCATCCACCCAAGCTGCCCAAGCGACTGAAGGAATTACAGCGCAGCCTTGAAACCATTGATGAAATTTGGGACGAACTTAACAAAAACAAGGATGTCTATGCCAATGAGATTGAGTTCATACGGGAACAATGGTATCGCAGGATCCATGGATATTGGTTTTTCAACAACGGAAAGCCCACCTACATTGACGGATGGCATTACTTCTATTGTGCCTGGTGGCATATTGACGTAGGACTACCCAAGTACAGGGACCGTGACAGGAAGTTTTTTCTGTTTGCCCGGTTCATTTACAAGGACACAACCACCTTCGCATACATAGATGAGAAGGGGAACCCCAGGAGGAATGACAAAACGGGCTATTTTGACATGATTGACACCGGTGGCCGGGTATTTTATGGGTTTAATTACCCCAAACACCGAAGGGAAGGGGCCACCTACAAGGCAGAACTGATCAATTATGACATTATCAGTACCACAATGGGGGCCTGGGGTGGAATTCAGAGCCAAAATGACGTTCAGGCAAGCAAATGTTTCCGCAAACACCTGATTTCTCCATGGAAAAAACTCCCATTCTTCTTTAAACCCAACTATGAGGGGTCCACATCCCCAAAAGCAGAGCTTTCATTCTCTCCCCCGGGCCGGAGACTGTCAAACAAGGGATCTTTTGTGTCTTCTGATGTCGGATTGGAGAGCATGATCAACTTTGAAGACGCTGAACCGGGTGCATATGACGGTGATAAGCTGTATTTCCATCACGATGATGAGGTTGGGAAGCTCAAAAAGGGTATCTCATGTTGGGACAGGCACCTGGTCGTGAAGGAGTGCCTTGTCATGGGTGCTGAGATCATTGGATTCACCATTAAAACATCCACCGTAGGTGAGATGGAGAGAGGTGGAGGTAAGATCTTCAAGCATCAATGCGAGATGAGCAATTACTTCCAACGGACTCCTAACGGGCAGACGAGATCCGGGCTTGCCACGTTGTTTATTCCGGCATGGGAGGGGCTGCAGGGCTTCATTGATCAGTATGGGATGTCGGTCATTGACACTCCTACACCGGCCCAGGCTAAATACATCGGAAGGAAGATCGGAGCGAAGGAATATCTTCTCAACAGACGCAAGGGGTACATTGACGCAGGTGACTATGAGGGACTCTCCGAGGAAGTTAGGCTTTATCCCATGTCATTTACTGAGTGCTTCAGAACGTCAGCCAAGTCTTCAGGCTTCAATATGGCCAAGCTCGAAAATCGTATTGACGAACTGAGATTTTCCAAGGAGCTTCCCATCAGGGGCAATTTCTCATGGTATCATGGACAGCGTGACACATATGTGATCTTCACCCCAAATAAGAATGGCAAATTCCTGATCTCTCATCAGCTTAACCAGGAGGAGGCTAATCGTAAATTTTGGGACGAGACGGAAGAAACATGGAAACCCGGCAACTCATCCTGGGGATCTGCCGGAGCCGACCCCTTTAAGTTTAACAAGACAGAAGGGAACCGAAAATCGAAGGGTGGCGGTGCCGTGGTCCGTAAGGCCAAAATGAAGGACGGCAATTTCAGTATGAAACGGAAATTTGTCTGTACCTATTCTAACCGGACCTATGATAAGAACGAGTATGCCGAAGATATGCTGATGATGTGTGTGTACTTCGGAGTACCTATGTTCCCTGAGATCAACGTGGATCTTATATGGGATTATTTTGAGAAAAGAAATTATGCCGGATTTCTACTTTACAGGTTTGACCCAAAAACTTTTCAACAGAACAAAACGCCTGGTGCAAACACCAACGATAAAGTCAAGCAGGAAATTTTTACCGAGTACATGAACTTCATAGAATATGAGGCTGATGAAGAAACTCATGTAGAATTGCTTGAAGAATGTCGGGACATCGGAGGCCCTGAAGAAATGCCGGACTATGACCTGTTTACTGCCGGTGGTTACGCCCTGATGGGTACGGCTCCTATTTATCAGGAACTTGAAGAAATTGAATCAAGTGAAGTTTCTTTGGATATGTTTGTTAAAAAAAGGAGATATTCGTGAAAAAAATAATTAATATCTTACGCTAAGATTTTCAGGAGATGGCAGGGTTGGCAGTAAAAAGCGTAAGCGCATACCAAAAAGGGACGTATCCATTCCCGAATGATGAGATAGATCCCAAGAAGAAAGACGCAGCATGGGGGAAAAAATTCTGCGAGGCCATGTATGCAGCCTGGGTGACGGACCGGTGCGGGATCCCATACTCACAGATCGAGGAAATGCACGAACTCCGAAGGTACGGAGCCGGGATGCAGGACGTTTCCAAGTATCAGAAAATCCTATTATCAGAATCAGAGAGTGGAGATCTTGAAGGGTTCCTCAACATAAATTGGGATATCTTCTCGGTCATGCCTAAGTTCAAGCACGTTATCCAGGGCATCTTCGAGGAACAGGATCACTCCATCATAGCCAACGCCATAGATCCCAAAAGCATTGACGAAAAGAAAGGGGTTATTCTCAGGAAGTGGTTCAAGGCTCGGTATAAGGATACCCTTAATAACCTCCGTCAGATGGGAGGCGGGGAGCCGATAGACGAATGGCTCCCGGAGTCAGTCCATGAGTTGCAGGTTTATCAGACCATGGGTGGTTTGCGCCTGGCAAAAGAAATGGAGATTGAGGAGGCTTTGAACTACACATTTTATATCTCCGATTGGCAGGAGGTGAAGCGCAAAATGATTGACGACTATGGAGACATTAATTGCGCAGCAGTAAAGGATTACACAGATCCATATACCAAGAAAGCCAAGATCCGTTATGTTGACCCCCTGAACCTTGTCATTCAATATTCCCGGCATTGGGACCACCGCAACTCCGAATACGCAGGAGAGAAGATCCGGGAGAGCATCACCAACATTCGCAAAAATACCGACATTTCTGAAGACGAACTCAGGCAGCTTGCTCAGTTTTATAACGGGGCTGGCTCAAATGCCAACTTAGCAAATTGGGGCCTGGATGACCTGAGAGTATCTGACGGAGTATGGAAGTATGATGACTTCCAAATTGATGTCATGGACTGCGAATGGTTCTCTGTCAATAAGAAGTACCGCACTACCAGGACAAACGAAAGGGGCGAGGACTACACTTATGACGAAGAATACGGCAAAGTGTACGATCGCACGAACCGCAAGACCGAAATCAGCACATACAAGACCGTTTATCGCTGCAAATGGATCATCGGAACCGATTTTGTGTACGATTTTGGTATCCAATATGACATCCCGAGGCCCGGCAAAAAAGAGGTCGAACTGTCCTTCAAATTCTATAAACTTCCCGGCCGGTCCATCGTTAGCGTTGCTGTGCCAAACCTGGATCAGATGCAACTTGCATGGTTGAAGTTACAGAACGCACTTGCCATGAGTTCCAATTCAGGTATTGCAGTTGAATACACCTCTCTGCAGAACATGAAACTTGGTGGTGAGAAAATGGATCCCCTGGATATCCTGTCGCTACGCAGGGACACAGGGGATCTCTTTTATAAGCTGACAACCCACACCGGACGAATGAATGTCCCGGGGGGATTCAGGCCTATACAGGAGCTTGAAGGAGGGATCGGCCGGCAGCTTGAAGAACTGATCAGGATCTTTGACCTGAACATGAACTTCATCAGGGACCTGACCGGCATCAATCAGATTGCAGACGCATCCAACCCGGATCCCAATCAGAGCGTTGGCGGCAGCGAACTTGCAATCGCTCAGACAACCAAGGCCCTCAAACCGATATACTCCGGATATGTCAGGCTCAAAGAGCTTGTGGCCCGGAGTTGCGCCATCAGGATCCAAAACCTTGTCAGAAACGATCCGGAGGCATACAACGTCTATCTCCCGATAGTAGGTACTGCCGGAGTCAAATTTTTGGAGTTTGACGCAGAGAACATAGACGCAGACTATCACATCAAAATCATCGCCAGACCTACCGAGAAACGCAAGGAGGTCATATTACAGGCAGCGATGCAGGCCATGCAGCCCGACCGGGAGGGATATGTCGGCATCGAAATACAGGATTTCCTGATGATCGAGAGACTGCTTGAAGATGGCAACCTGAAATATGCGGAGTACTTCCTGAATTATCGCAGTCAGAAAAACAAGGAGCGTCAGACACAACTGCAGCGAGAGAATATGCAGATTGACGCTAAGAACGCTCAGGAGACGGCCCGGGTGAAAGGGGAGGAGGATCGCAATTCCAAAACCTTCGAGACAGATGAAACCATTCGTCTTGAAAAGGTAAAAGCTGACCTTGAAGATCGCAACAAAGAGAGAGAGCATCAGCGTAAGATGAAAGAGCTTGCGCTTCAGGCCGGTTTAAAAGAATCAGTATCAAACACTAAATAGCTATGACAAAAGGCAAAGATTTTATCGGCAGTCCGGAGTTTGAAGCCCTAAAGGATATTCCAGGCGTTGACCCGGCAGAAATAATGAAACAGGCAGGATTAGGGTGTTGGCGTAGGTAGCGGCCTGTTTTTTGTCACCCGTTGATAACAGGATGTT